GATAATCCTGAGCTATCTAAATGAAAACAGAAACAGTCTACGGAGTGCAAATGACATCCTTACAAAATATGATGTTCAGCAAGTATGTGAGCAATAACAACATTGCTATGAATACTCACACAGAGGCGGAAAGAACACGGATAACTCAGGAGTGGTTAGATAATAATAAATCAAGCAAATAAAACTATGAAGCAATTTATTGAATGTCCCAATTGTGGGGCTATCGAACTGGCAACAATTGAAGAAACAATACCTTTTTGGACTTACATACATGACTGCAAATGTGGTTATACTATCATGGAGAGTGAATGGAATGCTATAAAGGGGCACATTGACGAAACGGTTTTAGATAGAGCTATCGAAAAATGGGGCATAGATGCTCAGTGTGAAATGATTATTGAGGAATGTATCGAACTTGCTTTGGCACTGCAAAAAATGAAGCGGAAACGTGGAGATAGAGCCGAAAAACTAAAGGCGGTCATTGATGAAATTGCAGATGTGAAAATAATGATCAGGCAGGCTCAAAAGATTTTCAATAGTGATATTATAAATGATCGTGTTGATTTTAAAATGAACCGATTAAGTGAAAGATTAAACGAAATTAAACCCGTACCATGGAAAAGCTGATTGAAGATTACAAAAGGAAAGTAAACGAGATAAAGGATATATGCCCGATTACTGACGAGCAAATGTGGAAACTTAAAGCCAAAGAGCAATGCTACCGCACGTTCATTTCCGAATTGGAAGCGATTGAAAAGCCAAAAGACGATATGCTGATTAAAACCTGCGAATGTGGCTGTTTTGCTTTTACAAAAGATGGTAAATGCGAAATGTGCGGTAAAACATTGGAGGTAAAGCCATGAAAAAACAACTATTTACCGCCTTTAAAATCGGTGTAGAATCCTGTTGTATGGGTGTAGAGTGGCAATACTTTTCGCCGAAAATAAAGATTGACCGGATAAGATTCTTCTTAAATTGGTATAAAGTAAAGTTCCCTGATTCGCCATGTTATCACATTGTCGGAATTAACGGTAAGTGCTTCAAATGCGGGGATCAGGTGTATAATGAACCGAATGTCAGCAAGCCGAAACCTTGCGGAAGATTAGGTGCAAAAACATGCAAGCACTTTGATGACCTGGAAGGTGGTTGCTTTGATTGCACTAAGCACTATACACAAATTTCGTGACCGTCATCCAATATATCACAGCAGAATACTCTATACATCGTTTCTCTTTCTTCACCCTTGTGGAAATACTCAATAATTGTGGTGTTACTGAGGGGAAGAAAGAGCTAAACGAGTTACTAACAGCCGGAACAATAGCAAAAAGAAAAGGCGCAAACGGCGTGATTATCGAATATTTAAAACCAATTTGAAATGAAAATATCAGAAGCTATACGAGTTTTAAGATTATCAAACCAATGGCGCAGGGGTGCAGAAATTGAAATGCCAGACCCGAAATTATTCGGAGAGGCTATTGATTCAGCAATTTTAGAGTTAAAGCAGAACAAAATGGTTATTTATTCCTTGAAAAATCAAATCCACAGCTTGCAGGCTCAATTGAGCGACATTAAGGACGGAGGATATTGAAATGTCCGAAATCGAAACGATCACCCGAATTTGTCAATGCAAAAAACCAATCCGACACATTGAAGGCATAGTACAACTCAAATACTGCGATTCATGTTTACGCAAGGCGGGAGTTTTAAAACCAAAGCGCAAAACGAAGCCATTGTGTAACTCAAAACAGAAAGTCGCTTTAAACGCTTTAAAATGCAATTTCGATCTATTCTGTAAAGTTTGCAAATCAACTTTTAATATTGATGTTGAAATGGAGTACAAATTTCATCCTACACGGAAATGGCGGTATGATTACGCGATAATCTCAAAGCACATAGCGATTGAAGTAGAAGGCGGCGTCTGGTCAGGCGGCAGACACACAACAGGCAAAGGGTTTTTAGGTGACTGCGAAAAATACAATTCCGGCACCCTGATGGGATGGCGAATATTCCGGGTAACTCCACAAACGCTGATGACTACCGCTACAATGAATATGATAAAGGAGGCAATTAAATGACACCACACGCAAAAATATATTTTAAGTTTTGTGACTATTCGATAGGCGATTACATTCCCTGTGAGGTATGCCACAACCAAAGCGTTGATATTCACCATATTAAAGGCAGGGGCAAAGATAAAAACGTAATTGAAAACCTTTGCGCTCTTTGCCGGGATTGTCATACTAAGTGCCACAACGAGATAATTAAACGCGATCAAATGCAGGATATTCACGATGTGTTTTTATATTCATTAGGATTTAAAGAACCTGAATTAGTGGATATTTTAGAAGGAGATCAATTTTAAAAGTAAAAGCCTGATCGTAATTGGTCAGGCTTTTTTGTGCGTAATTTTTCGTAATTCTCCGGTACAATGATACGGAAGTTTATTCACAAAATAACACAAATTGTTCCTATATGCGAACCTTTTTAATTATTGTTTATCGATTCAATAAATACCTAAATAACGCATCTGTAATTTGCCAATATGCTTCATCTTTCGGATGTACTCCATTATTATCAATCTGCTCTGTTGTTATAGAACGTGTATTTAATGTTTTTGCAAAATTTGGGTAAGCATTGTCAGCATCAAATTGCATATAGCTAGGAATAAAATCACAGAATGATGAATAACTAACATCATTACATAGATCAATATAGGCTTGAATCATTCTGAATATTTTCAAATTAAAGCCTAATGTGCCATATTTTCCTGAGACAGCACTTGCATTATAATCATCTCCAATTCCGCCTTTTTGACTTGCAAAAGTTCCTGAATCAACTAAAATTTTACAATTTGGATATTCTGTATGCAAATTATTGATAAAAGTTTTTGCCTCATTAATTATAAATGTAACATCTTGCCAGGGGGTCATTCCAATTAAATTATTAACCGATAATTTTACAAAACAATAATCTAATTGCCCGCCACAATATATATTAACATAGCTTGTAAAATCAACATGATTTGTTGTATTGTTATAAAACGGCTGATAATTCTCAACTGTTTTAACAGTATAAGTTACTGTACTTTGTCCTGTGCCACTAAACTTTGTCCATGTTCCTGATTGTGGTTCGCTTGCAAAATCTATATGGTAAGGCGTTGCATAAAACATTACTCGCACTTCTCCAATCCCGCCTGTTACATTGATTTCTTGTATTTGAAATCTCCAATAATTATCTGGATCACCTTCTGTATTCACAGTTCTTGGAATGTCGTAAATATCACCAATGTTCAAATTAGTAATTTCATTAACTGAAAATCTTGATGCTGGTGTTCCAGCTCCATTGTAACTGCTCCATGTCCATCCGCCTGTACCTTCCCAGCCGACTGTTAGACTTGCGTTTTTTTGCCTACCGACACAATTAAAATTACTAAGGGCTAAAGCTACTGGACTGGTTGCTATCCCTATTGTTCCTTTTAATCTGCGGCTTAACTCTATTGGTATCTGACCGCCCATCATTGTAGAATCACCTACGTGTAGTATATTTTTCACAACTGATGGATTGACAGCTATTTTTGTAATTAATGATAATATTTTTGTGTCTAAAATATTTCCTTCCAAGTCTAACATTGTAATTGTCATCGTAGATGTTCCTACGTCTGACGTAACTGGTAAATATTCAAAATAGCGTGGATAATTACGACCTTTACTACATTCTATTGCAATAAAATAATTTTGCAGTGATTGAACAAAAGATTTATAAAACAACTGCAATGTATCTCCAACAACAGCATATATTTTTGAAGGTAAAATTAATTTTGGTTTATATAATTGTGCAATTAAAGTAGTTCCTAATTTAGCCTCATTAACAGCACCATCAGCTATTTTTGAAGTTGTAACTGCGCCATCATTAATACCTGAACTGACTGGTATATATATAGATTTTAATTTTGTCGATATAGAATAAGCCTCAAAAGGTAAAGCTATAATTCCATCGTTTACCATTACTTGAGCATTAATAAGTAATTGATTTAAAGTAATGACAATTGTAAATCGAACATACCCATCAACCGTGGCTGTTACAGTTTGTTTGCTGCCACTCGTTGGGTTTGCAATCGAGGATAAAAACGTTTTTGAACTATCGTATAAACAATTGTAAGTTCCCCCAACCCCCGTTTTATTTATTGTCAATGATTGACCTGCTTTTATAGGTATAAACCCCGTTATAAATGAAGTGATAGTTGATTCTAATGCCCCGTAACCCCCATTTGATAATAAATATTTTTGGGATTGTATATCCAAATCCTGATAATTGAATTTATTATTCCCTACTATATTTTCAAAGAAAATTGTTTTGTTTTCTGTGACCGAACCATCAGGAATTAGTACTTTAGTTCTATTAATATAATCCCTATAATCAATATAATTTTCAAATATACATTTAGAGTCTAATCTGCAAGTGTTATATCTATCGGAAATGGATATAGCCTCATATAAATTAGCGGTATTGATTGGTATCCACTTTACGGTCTTAGCCCCAACAGTTGCCGTAAAATAAGCACCATCTTTGACCAAGCTGGCTTTATCAGCCAAATAGAAAACAAAACTATTACTGAGCGTGCCATCTGATAATACCTCTGATATTTGAAGTGAAATGGATGGATTACGAACATATCCACTACTTATACAATATTCCTTAGTTTTATCAAATCCAATTAGAATTAATTCCTTAAAATATTTTGAAATGTCTATATTTGGATTGCTACATTTTAATGGAGTAAACACAAACGTATTATTTCTATTTATTTTATCGGCATTCACGCCCCATGTTGTTGTGTCATTTAATATTGTTTCCATAATTTAAAAAGCTGTTGATGCGTTTAAAATTGTCGAATTATTAAGAATAAAGGCTGAAACTACATCAGTCACATTAACAGTGACCTTATACCGTTTCCCTTTGCTTGATGTAACCGTAAGAATGTAAAAGCTTTGAACCTCGTAATCAGGAGCAACTTTAAAGGTGATTGCACCCAATACAGAAATATCAAATATGCTTGCTCCCGATGTGATCGTAAAAGTTGAACCCACCTCATTTATCGTTCCAACTCCTGTCTGATTCTCTGGAATTGTAAAAAGTAAAAGGTTCAACCTTGCCCCTTGTATCCGATTTGATATCCCGAGACTATTTCGTAGAGATAGCATTAGTAGCCGTATTTAAGGTTCGCTAACTCAGGGGCCGTAAGCACCGTATTTTTAGCAATTTCTTTTAGCAGGAAGCAATTTGGACCAGGATAAATCTTTTTGGAAACAAAAACATCATCCCTTGCAAATTTTACGCTCAGGATAACAGCGGCTTCGTTTTCGTTGTCAATTGCAAAAAGATTACCATTTGGATTTACAAAATTGGTAGTTGCCAGGTTCGGAATTGGTTTACATACTGCGAACTGATCAGGCGTGTTGTCGTGTGTTAAAGATTTTCCCATGATTTCGGTATTTTAAATTTGTTAAAGTTTAATTTTCTTAAAGTGGTAAATTGCTATTATTTAACGAAAATAGATTTAATTTTAGTCCAGTATTTACGGACAAAGAACAGGCCTACACAAACAACTACAAATATTCCAATGTAAAACCAATAAGCGATTGCCGGAGTTTTCGGAATTTCCTTGACTGTTGTATCAACTTTAGCCTGGCTATTGGCCTTACTCTTGTCTTCATGCGTTGTATTTACTTTGGCCGTTGAATCAATAACCGTTGCAGAAACATTGTTTTCTTCCTCTTCATTGGTGGTCACCGACTCAGAAGATATAGGCGGCTTGCCTGTTTCCGGGTCCTTAGGTTTGCTGGTATCGTAATTTGTTGTTGTTGTTTTTGTCTTTCCGGTCTTTTTTTCAGTGTCGGTAGTGGTCTTTTTGATATCAATCTGACTCTTATCGGAATCTTTAATATTATTGTCCGTTTCTATTTTTGCTACGGTTTTAGACTGCTGTATCACCTTTTTAGGTGCACAGGAAAATAGAAAGACTGCGAGTAATAGAATTAAGTATTTTTTCATGGTATTGGTATTATTGTTTGATTTGGTGGTGTTGGTGGTAAATTCTGAACCATTGTACCTATCGTCTCGTCCTTTTTTGCACTACTCGAACTACTTCCGTAGAAATAACCGACCACTATTCCCATCGCGCTTGTAAGGGCACCAAGCATGATATTGACAGCGTCAGGGTTTGATCCCTGCATTATGAGTGCGGTAAGTACAACAAAGAATGAAATAACGATTACTGCCCCAAGAGAATAGAAGAAAATATCTTTTACTTTCACGCGATTGCCCTTTCTACCGATCTCGCAACCGATTTTAAAAGCGTTGCGTAATTGGGATCAGTGGCATATCCGGCCCTGGCAATTTCTTCGATGAAACGATCCGTATTTGATTTTACAGTCAAAGCGGTAGCATACCTGGGATTGCGAAGGAAAAACTGAACATGGTCAGTAAAACAATTCTCCGGAGTGTCGTATTTTCGGAAGTAATCCTTTATCGTGTATTTGAAATACTTCTGTCCATTCAAAACTGTTGGCACGACTGAGATAATGACCGGGAACTTTAAATCTGATCTTCGGCTATATTCGGTAGTAGTCAATAGCTGTTCATTGCCATTAACACCATCGGTATCTTTTACGCCGAAAAACATATTACCCGGGGCGAACTTTCCCCAGCCAGATTCCAAAGCTGCCTGTGCTAAAATAGCAATAGCGGAAATTCCGGATTTAGTTTCTGTCTGCCTGGCAAACGGAAGTAGCATCGTTACGAATTCTTTTGGTGTCATTTATTCATGCTTTTAATTTCTTTTTTCTCGATAGCGTCAATAGTTTGCGTGTTAGATTTTACCTGAACTTTCATTTCCATCTGTTCGGTCAGGTAGCTTTTTGCGGCCTCATAGCCCTGAACCCCACCAATCACAGATAAAAAACACAAAACCACAAAGGCCGGGACAAATACTACCTTCCATTCTATCATAAAACGGATCGTTTGAAGTAGTTTTTTAAATTCGAGTATGTAGCTGATCTTTTTTATTTGATCCTCAATCTCGTCTATTGTGGCAAAGAACGTTTTCTTAATATCCTTTACATCTGCATTTATGGGGCAGTCGCGGTAATGGTTTACCTCAGAAGATATAAGAGACTCAATCTGCTTCCTGACTTCCTCGGTTTTCCCCTCTGCTCTCAATGCCTGTGCTTTTATCTCTGTAAGCTGTATGTTTATTCCTTTGGTCTGAGAGGTGAAAAGCTCTTTTATTGATATGATTAATAATGTATCTCCTTCATTCATTACTTATTATCTTTAGGTTAAGATTTATAAATTTAAAGGATCATTTCCCCAAATACATTGTCCTCCTGTTGTCAGAGCCGCCCACTGAGCGTTATCTGTCACATTTGGTATTGGTGTACCATCATTGTATTTGGTGCATTTCCAATTTGATGCAGTCCATACCTGATTCCCAATTTTAACTAAGGGATATATGTTTCCGTCTATGTCTGTGAGAGTATCTCCGGGGGTGAATGTTGAATCGTTTTTTAGGAGGCGAAGGGATGCTCCATCTGCATAAAACACCACTCCTTGGTTTATATAAATATCAGAACTAAATAATGCTCTATCATAAGCTGCAATTGGGGAAGTTCCTCCTGTATCGGTAGATGTTAGGAATATACAAATAGCCTTAAGATACTTCCATGTTGCTATTCTTGAATTATCTCCTCCCACTACATTTGTATGACTCACCCTGCAACCGCCTCCTACGGCATTAAATCCTATTTCATTTGTGGCTCCTACATTTGGTTGTTCCCAATGGGTTATTCCAATTTCTTTTAATTTACCACCTGCAATACCAGAACCACCAAGTAATCCCTCCATTGTTTGCCACTCCGTTAATGTCGGCACATGCCATCCCACAGGTGCGATACTTGCCGTTTCAAATGCGTTTGATTCAAGATTGTTGTAGGCACACATTGCACCTGTGGTAAGTGCTGACCAAGCGGTATTGTCAGTTACTTTTGGGATTAATGAACCATCGCGATATTTGGTTTCTGCAAGGTTGGACATCATTACCTCTGACTTATCATTGGCAAATGCTACACATTTTGTTTTATATGTCTTATTGTCATTCCCTGTATAAATACCATATTCACCAACATTCAAAGGAGTTACGAGTCTCATAAAACGCTGAAATGTACCACCCTTTTCACCAATACCGTTATTTGCATAAACGTAATCTTTATCAAAATCTAAACTATAATGTAGTTCGCCAGCAAAAGATCGTAAAAATGATTTTTTCCCAATCTCATAAAAAGCACCATTGTATCTATATCCAGTTCCGCGAAAAGCAAATTCACTTAAATTATTCGCACCTGTATTTGGAGCATCCCAATATTTTGTGTCCTTTAAAGTATTATCTAAGCCACACCTCCTAAAATCATCCAATAAAACCCAATCGTCAGAACTTGTCAAGCTGGCACTGCCAACGCCAGAACATGCAAAAAAATTATACAAATACCCATACTTAACCTTCGTGTATTGCGGTTGCGTACAGAACCAATTATAGAGCCTACCATATCCTCCAGAAAGGATCTTTTTTGCAGGAATATATAGTAGTCTTCTCATAATAGGGTAATTTTAAGTTTCCCTTTTATAAGTGTTGGTGTGCCTGTATATGTTATAGCTATAGATAATTTTACCTGATCACCTAAGTTGACGGTTTTCATTTCTGTAGAAAACGTTTCACCGACTGTGGTATCAACTGTAATATTTGATAAACCTGAAACCTGAACCGTATTTATCTTGATTTTTACCCCTGTTAGTGTACCGTTATCTGTTTGAAGGATAGCCGACTCTATAACGTAACTATTTGTAGCTTTAATATCAAGGTCATATTCTGCTGCTGTTCCTGTGACAATATCCCGAAACTCGAAAGGCATATCAAGTGAAAGTCCAGCAAAAGAGGGTTCTACAACAGGAGTAACGGATATAGTGAGTATTTTATTTTTTAGTGTAATATTTACATTTTCCCCTGCTACTATCTCAAGTACGTCTGTAGAATTAAGAATAGCTTCACCACCTCCCTCAAATGCGTTTGCTTCGTCATAATTAAATGCACACATAGCACCAGTGGTAAGGGTTTTCCATAGTGTTGTGCTAATTATTCTGTCAATTAATGAACCGTCTCGGTATTTGGTTTCGGCAAGATTCTCGGCCATCCACCATTGAGTTCCGATTTTAACACATTTATAACGTTTTAAATCATTCCCTACATAAATAGCCGTATTCCCAACAATTTCAATAGGGGAATCAACAATTAAACGAATTGAATTTACACAGTAATTTGGGTAATAAGTTGACGCTACAACTTTTGAATCATAATTTGACATTGCTCGGACACGAATAGAGCTATATTCGGGTGTTGTGCTCCAGTATAGTAAGAATAAATTAATGCCGTCAAAAGTCTCATAATACCAATTTCTAGTTCCAGATGCAAAGGCTGTAAAACCAGTTTCGTTAGTAGCACCCGTATTGGGACTATCCCAATGAGCAAATCCAGATTCTTTTAATTTTCCACCAGCAACATCTAATCCTCCTAAAAAATTAGTTAATACGGTCCATTCTGCGTCTGATGGTACATGTGAGCCTACTGCCGATATGTTTATATCCAAGGCACAAAATCCATTATACATATACCCATACTTGACTTTTAATCCCGTATGTAACTTCCACCACTCATACCCTCCTGCAACTGCATCCGCAAACTCAATCCCGTCTTCCGTAGCGTTTACCCTTAATGATTTTAGTGCCTGATCGACATAGGAAACAGGACAATCAAGTAATTCAATCAGTTTTCTTTTCCAAAGTATATCCAGTTCAATGGCCCGTGATTTGTCGAAGGCTGATTTATCCAGGCGTTGATACATGACCGGGGCCAAAAACGGGGATTCACCGTCACCAACAGATTTGTAAACAATGGCCGTTCTATCTGAAACAGGACCGTGACCACACTTGAAAGAATCGGTTATCTCGATGTTCCCGGATATTCCTCCTACATTTATGGCCGTGATCAGGTACGTTTCACCCAGGAAGTCTTTAAAATAAAATCCTACTTCCTGCTGTCCTCTTCCAATATTCCCTACGTTTTCATACTTTACCGTCACGCGATAAGTCCATGGAGAAAGCATCACAATGTTTTTTGCGAGTGTTTCCCATGCTACCTGAGTGAGATATAAAGTAGGATCAATCATTTAGGCGAAGATTAGATGAATGACAATTGGAGTAACGATTGTGGCCAGTCCCTGAATGGTGAGTATTGAAGTTGTATTGGCTACTATTCCGGCATAGGCACCATTGTAGGGTAGTTGTGATTCAATTACTCCATCTACTGAAAACACTGTTACGGACGCGATCCTACGGGCCAATCCGTGAGTAATCACTAAATCGGTGGGTGTTGTTCCTGCGGCAACCGTCCACCCATCAGGAAGTACAGTTGGAGCTAAACATCTTATTGCAACTACGTCAGATGCAGGGAGAACAATATCAAAAACATTTGTTGCTGAATCCGAGGATATGGAGGATAGAGCATTTTGCAAGTCTGTTATTGCGTCAAGTATTGGCTGTAAGTCCTGATTATCTGATTCGGCAGCGTGAATCTTTGCTATTTCAGTGTCCAGGACAAGCGAATAACCGTTTGCTTTCAGGACATACAGCGACAGGTTAAGTGCCGATATTCCAAGCAGTGTCTTTACTTCGTCAACAGAAAGCACCTCAGGAGAACCTGATCCGGCTGTTTTGCGTCCAACAAATGAAGCCGTGGCCATATTTACAAGTTTGGCCAGCGTTACTGAATTGTCAGCGATTGCCATACTTGCATTTTTGAGAACAAGCACACCGCCAACAAACCAATAATCTACGCCAGCTACATTGACGGTCCGGTAATCCTTGCGCATACTAACCGGGATCATGGTTAATACTTCGGCAGTTGTAAGATACGGAACACCATCATCAACAAATTGTGTTCCCTGGTCATCGTATGGCACACCGTGATTGAGATAGAACCGTGTTTCCATTGCTGAAAACATATCTTCCATTTCCTGACGGAATGCGGCTATTAGTATTTCCTGTTGAGTTGGCATAGCTTACAGATTGTTATAAGATTGGGTCACCCGTTCCTGTGCCAATTTCGCGGCATCGGTCATTCCGGTAATCTGTAATACCTTGCTGGCTATCATCCATGCGAGAGAATCCATCAGGTTAGGATTAACAGCGATAAAGTCTTCTGCTGTGGTTTCTGGTATGTAAAGTAGTTTTTCAACTGTGTGTGCAGCGTCAACTGAATAGTATTCAAGTACTCGTTTCATTACCGTTGCAACAGATTTCCATGTCAGGACTGCAACCGGTTTACTTATTCCACCTCTTAGGTATGGATTGGATTGTTTTTTGTATTTCGGGTCCTTCGGTGTGATTGGTGAGTCAATATCAGTGAGCCAATCAGTCATTTTGAATGATGATAACCGTAAAAAGTTATCGGGAAGTACGACATATCCCGTTTTTGCATCCGTATTAGCTACTCCGGCAGCTACGGCAAGCGTAGGGAATAGAACGCTAATCGGGGCAGATAAACACACGTCTTTTGTTGATTCGTCGGCGTGAGCGTTTATAAGTAGATCGAGAGGGTTCGAAATGTTGGGTTCTGCGGATAGCGCAAAAGTAAAACCTTCGCCTCCAGGTACCACTTCGTCAAGTTTAGCCTTGGTGTAATCTATCAGTGCCTGTCTGGTAGGTGTAATTAGTCCGGTTCCACCGCCCATCGTTGCCAGTATCGCAGCGAGTGCCGCCTCAAATTGTACTCTTTCTGTTGATAAGCTCATACCGGATAGTGGGTTTAAAAAAAGCCTCACCCGATCAGAGCAAGGCTTTTGAAATTTTTTATTTACTAAAGATTACTTTTCAAATTGTAGTTCGTAGCCAAGAGCTTTATACTCCGCTGTGAGCTGTTCTTTGTTGGTTATCTTGTTATACGGTACGTCATGGCTCTCATTCAGCCAGTCTTTAGCCTCTTTGTTGGTATTGAATATCTTAACCTCCAAAGGTTTTAAATCATCCTCTGAGCCTTCTGAACGAAGTAATTTAAACTCAGTGTCAAATGATTTGTCTGCTTCGATAGCTTTTTGAAGAACGGGGTCAGCGGTTACAAAGATTCCGTTTACCGGACGTGGAAATCTTACTCCACCATCAAAGGCAATACGTGCAATAAATTCACCTTCTGAAAGAATATCAGTAGCGAAATAGCAGGCTTTAAGGGAAATGTATGTTTTCAGCATGTGATTAAAAGATTTAAAGGGGAAGTTTTACCCTCCCCTTTGTGAGATTATGCCTTTGGTTTAATCCAAGCGTGAACGTCAGGATAAAGAGTAAGCAAAGAAGATGTTTCCTTTACAACGAGTGCGTTAGAATCCTCTGTTCCGGTCTGCTCATTAAGCAGTTTGACCATTTTAAGAGGAATCATATTTGCTTTAACCAGGTACTCAAGGTCGATACAACCAATCTGTTCAGACCAACCAAGCTGATCAAACAATGGGTGATAGATCAACATCAGTTTACCGTAGTTATGAATATACTGCGTGAAGGTAAGTCCAGGGGTAACTTCTTTTTGCTGTTCTTTAATCAGTTTCGCCCAATCGGTAATACCATAAAGATATTTTCCTGCGTCTGATCCGTAGAATGCAAACTTAGTTTCTGATCCTGCTGATCCGGTAAAGATGTCTTTCATCAAACCGTTCATGGTATCGTTGTTGATGGTCCGGTTTGCACCCCCTGTGCCATATTCAAGGTGACGGCCTACGAATGATTTAATACCGCCCATGGTATAAACATTCTCCTGTTTGCTGTTACGGGAACGAGTTGTTACACCACGTTTACCGGCCCACTGATTCAACTCCATTTCCTCACGTAATTTTTTCAGACGTAAGCGTTGAATTTCAGAGAATCCCCATTTCACTTCCTGTGCTTGCAATTCCTGAACAAATGACATACTGATCTTAGCGGCAAATTTCTGACAGAAGTTATAATCCTTCGTTGGGATTTCTGCGAATGCGTCAGTATCGGCCTGTAACTCAGAAAGGGCAGGAGCCATACGGGTAAGTTTTGTGCCGGAAACAATGGTAGGAACGTCAGGCTGAGTAGTGCCATCGTCAATAGAAGATACGGTAATTTTATTAGTGGCGTAATTAATCGCAGTAATTAAAAGCATGGTATCAGTACCCTGAATCAATACAGTATGGTCATTGGTCCACTGTTTAATATTAGATACTGGAATTTCGGCAGACTTAGCGGCAGCAACAGTAGTGTAAAGTGCGGAAGTAGTATCCTGGAACGGACGTTCCACAACATCATACTCTTCAACTTTCCAACTTTTTGCAGGCATCGACCTTCCAACCTTTCGCATTAGCTGATCGAGCGGTGCTCTTGCCGGGGCAATCTCTGTGATCTCTTTTAGGATCGAGTCCAAGTTCAAGTCAGGCGAAGCGGCGTTTACACCTTCGGTAGTAGTTGTTTCACCGGCAATTGCCATCCCCATAACGACACCCGGAACGGCCCAAACAAACGATAGGCAAATAATCACCAACGCGATCAAGCCCAATCCAAACCTCAATAATTTATTTGCTCTCATTTTTTTCACTGATTTTAACTTATTAATAATTAAATATTTAACTTTTTCAAAGGACTTTTCGAGTTGTTTAAAAAGGATTGTGGCTTAACTACTGGCTTTTGTGATATGTTTCCACCGCCTTCTCCGGGTAATAGGTTTTCCAAATCTTCTTTGCTGGCTTTTTTAGTCATGATCTTTTCATTACGCCCCATCACCTGGCCATTAGATTCTGCATTGGCTACATCATCTTTGTATTTGTAGGCCTGCCAAACGCTATCCCAATGCTTCACTGACATTTTATCGTCGCGTGCATCATCCATTAGTTCAGCGTAGAACTTTTCAAATTCAGGTAGCTCCTCGTCGGAAATACCGTTTTTATCTAAAAAGGCCTGGCAATCAAGTTGTGATTGATTGACGTTTTTAGCGTGCTGTTCTTTTTGGGATTTTGATGATGCAAGGTTATCTGCGTGTATTTTGCGATCACCTTCGTAATCGTCGTTTTCTCGCATATCTTCAACGGCTGCCTCTACTTCTTCGGGATCATAGTTTCTGACAAACGCTTTCAAAAGATTACCAGTCTCTAAATAGTCGTGTAAAACCGCTGCTGACGCTGTATCATTCTCCGCTACGTCGCGTATTTTGTCCTGAAATGGAGTAAGTGTTTTAAATCCGGCTACAAGTCCTGCAATGATTCCCTCTGGAGTAGAAGTGTCAGAACCTTTTGCATAACGATTGATTAACTCAATAGCCTCTGCGTTAGGGTCGGATGTTTGAATTTCGGCAGGTGTATCAACCGCATCAACTACGGGTGTAACTTCTTGGCTGTCTGTAACTTCTGGTATTACTTCGTCTGGCATAACTCTCGTTTTTAGCTATTTATCTGCTGAAAAACAAAGAAATATGTTCTAAAAGCGGTTATTTGCTTTTATTTATCGAAAAAGTGTTGTGATTTATCCAATAATAAGTTTAATTTAGGATTAACGGTTTTCCTGTATAAAGGTTATGGTTAGTTTGGATAATTAATATCAAAGCGATAAGTTATGAACGTAACTACTGAAAGAGTAAAATTTACAAGGGAAGAAATATTTAAAGCCTACAATAAGAAATTTGAAGAGGTAGAGAGTGTTTGTGGCAAAGGTTATGCAAGGAAGGGGTTGATACAAAAAGCTATTGCGGATGAATTTGGCTATTCTCAGGTAGCAGTAAAGAATATCGTAAATGGATACTACCCAAAAGGAAACAATTCATACAAAAGACAAAAGGAAGAGATATTAAGGCTCAAACAGGACATTATTGAGCTTGTCCTTAATCCTTTTTCTGCAAGATCAGCTAAAATAAAAGTGATTACGGAAATGAGTCATACGCAAGAATCGGCTATATGGTCAGGAAGAAGGCAGAAACCAGACGATAGCGGTCACTTTACTTGCGGAGGATTTATAGATAAAATAACCAATCCAATATAATCATGGGAGGACCATCATTCAAGACAGAGAAAGATCACAAAGATGTATTTGATCGTTACGAAAGGATGATTAAAGACTACGGTGATATGGCGAAGGACATCAAGAAATCAACCTACCATAAGCGGATATCAGACGAAACGGGGTACTCTGAAATTTCCGTAAGAAGTATTATCAACGGGTATGGTAAGCCAAACAAGCAAATCAGAACAGAAAATAAAAAGCGTCTATGCTCATTATCGAAGAAAACAGAAGACGCAATTTACTGTTAGATTCTCATTATAACCCTTTAACCGGGGAGGGATCAACACTGGACAGACAACTATTTGAGTTATCTGACCTAAGTGAGAAGTTATACCTTCCTGTTTCAATGCTCAATGTTCCGTGGATTCAGGAGATGGGAGAGTGTGGATCGATCACTGAATATGTGAATAAGACGAAGAACAGAACGGAGGTTTTGTATAACGCAAAGAATCCACATGAGTTATTGGGGAACATGTTTCTCAACGAACGATTAGATCATGATTTTGAATATTGGGCCGCACTTACCGTAAAGATCACCCACAAAGACACATTTAAAACAATTCCCTTCGTTTTGCGTGGTGCGCAAAGGTTTCTTTTGATGGTATTGGAAACAATGCGTCTGGCCGGAGTGCCTATTCGTATCGTTTTATTAAAGGCTCGTCAGTGGGGAGGCAGTACCCTGGTTGAATTTTTCATGATGTGGATTCAAAACCGTCACCGGCAGAACTGGCACATGGCCATCTGTGCCCAGGGAGACGATGCAGCGAAGAATATCCGGGGAATGTATGTGAATGCTGCAAGGCTTTACCCGTCAGAAATAGGATCGATCACACTTAAGCGGTATGAAGGATCGAGTAAAAACCAGATATGTGCTGAAACGGGTGGTATTATCGGAGTAGGATCAGTAAACAATCCCGATCAGTTCCGGTCATACAACTTTGCAATGTGCCATCTTTCGGAAGTAGGAGTATGGCAGGACACGCCAAAACGTTCAGCCGTTAATCTGATCACTTCACTAAAAGAAACGGTTCCAGATCAACCCTACACGATTGTAGTGGAAGAATCAACCGCCAAAGGACTGAATTATTTCTATGATTCATACCAGAAAGCAGAAAAAGGAAATACAAGGTACAAGGCTGTATTCGTTTCGTGGTTCCAGATTGACAGGTGCCGTATCAATGTTGAAGATTGTATGTCGGTTTACAATTCGTTCTCCGACTATGAAAAATATCAGTGGGAATTAGGAGCCACAATTGAAGGTATTGCATGGTATCGCGCACATAAGGCCGATAAAGGTTATGACGATTGGCAAATGTTTCAGGAAAATCCAAGCACCCCGGAAGAAGCATTCCAGAGTACAGGACAAAAAGTATTTGCACCGCCTTACGTTAATGCGCTTCGCCTGGACAACTGCGAACCCGACTTTATAGGAGAAGTGTTTGCTTCTGCAAGATTGGGAGCTAAGGCACTTGAAAAGATTGAGTTTATCAGAATGGTAAACGGAAATCTGAAAATATGGCAAATGCCGGATGAAGAAGAGCTTTGGAGATACCGCTATGTTGTGATTGTCGATATTGGAGGACGGACAGAGAAGGCAGATAATTCTATTATCCGGGCAATTGACAGGCTGCCAATGCTGACGGGTGGACACATTAAGGCCGTTCTTACCTGGGCCGGACATACTGATCAGGACCTATTGGCATGGAAAGCTGTTCAAATTTCAATCATGTACGACAATGCCCTATTCGTAATCGAAAGTAATTCGCTTAAGGTGGAAGAGGAAGGGGATCACTTCCTTACTATTCTGAATCAGATCAAAGATTTTTACAATAACATCTATATCCGGAACAATGAAGAAAACGTAGGCAGCGAGTTTGTTCCGAAATACGGATTTCAGACGAATGTAAAATCAAAAGGTCTTGCTATAAATGCTTTTAATGCTGCAGCACGTGAGAGATTCAAGAAAGAAACCGACGAAGATGACGGTTACTACCTGGTGGAGCCCGATAAAGATGTTTGCAATGAGGCTTCGTGGTATGAAACAAAGAGCAACGGTTCTCAGGGAGCAGTGCAAGGTAAACGGGATGACAGGTTAATGACTACCGCAATCGGAGCGCACATTGCCATCAATGCTATGCCTCTTCCGGAACTGAAAAGGGTTAATGTCAGAAGGCAACAGCCACAACGAAGAACTGAAGGATCATTTTTTTAAATTGATAGATATGAAAACTAAAGAAAAAATCTTAGGCGATCTTTGGGAAAAGTACAATAAGGAAACAGATAAGACAACGGTGCTCGATTCTGATTTTGTTTACAATGTCATCTACGAAGCAATGGAGGAATACGCAAAACAAGAACAGTCATGATAACACTTGCCTTCCTCTGCATCACCATTGAACTATTGTTCAGTCCACGATTTGATATTACATCGAATAGGGATTTGTTATTGTTTTACTACAATCTGAAAAATAAAAGGAAATATTTAAAAATTATTCGATTATGAAAACAAAGATTCACAAATTAAGAACCCGTATTGACGGATTGGCAGGACTGGTTAAGTCGCTTAAACCAATCGAGGTGGTCACAGGAAGTAATGATGTGGTTGGTCCGGGATATAGGGTGCAGGCACACGGTAAGGCGTCAGATGAATTAATCGACTGCTATAAATCCCTTCTCCTTGCAAAAGCATGGTTAGGCAAAATATTGGCTGAACTTGGCGAAGAAACACCCTACAAGAATGATGGGAACCGGAAAACAGCAGAGGATATTGAGCCGACGGCGGACGTGTCGTTACCGATAGCTCTAAAAGTACAATTAAACCCTTTAAAGCCAATTGGTGTATCCACAAGAGACATGAACCATATCGAACAGATTGATTGGCTACGGGAAGAAATTCAGAAAATATTAATCTTGGTTGACAATGTTTTGCACCCCGGAGACATTGGAGATTTTGAGATGGATGACCAGTATGATTATTTTATGTTGTCAGAGCAACATCTTACCGAAGCCCGTTTTCATTTAGGATTTGAACTACAACGAATCAAAGAACAATCCAAATAATAAACTCAAATAATCATGAAACAATACTCAACACTTCTCGCTTCTCGCTTGTCACAAGGCAATGAAACACTAACCGCAAAACAGCTTAACTGCGTAAACCTTGCCATTGTCGATTGTACCGTTGCAGTCCTCGAAAACTACCGCAGCAACGAGGCCAAAGCGATCAATAAGGAAATTATCGGGTTCCTGCCAATGTTGATCAAAGGTGAATTTACGCTAATCATCCGTAACTGGTGCCGCAAACGTGCAAAAAAGAGCGCACAGCTAATGTCCGATACCCGGAACATGAAAGTGTACGGCATTCGTAGCGGCAACGTGTCGTATAAGCTACTTTCCACGGCTGACGTGGATCATAACAAAAAGTTGAGAATACTTGGTAAAAACGTAGGTGCGAAGGAATTGACCGCTACGGCTGATTTTTACACTACGCCAAAGGAGAGGGTCAGAATACAGAGGGTGTTTCACACCAACAAATAAAGGATATGGCAACATCAAAAAAGGTTTTGTTTCGCCAGTTCGATCCGGTTATTTATCCAAGAAATTTATGGGTTGCGGTAGGCAGCGTAAGCATCGAGACAATAAAGGATCAGTTTGAAGTCAGTAAAGGATTGTCGCGCGACTATGAGGACACTGCTCACAAATGCGGTGGTATTGCAATGAAGGTTGTACAATTAAATACAAGATTTCAGGGTATTTTGATGATCATCAAAAAGAAGTCTGCCACTGTAAGCACGATAGCTCACGAATCGGTTCATATCGCTGATTATATTTTTGAGGAAATTGGGGCCTATTCTCAAGACTTTAACGAACTGAATGAACAATATGCCTATTTGGTTGGGTGGGCTGCTGATTGTATTGATAAAGCATTGAAAAATAAATTTAAACCATGATTAAAATAAAAAGATTGATTTTTGATTTACTCCACCCTAAAGAGTGGATGATTATTCTTTGGATTGTCGAACTGCTATGGAAAATTAAGGATTACGACCGTATGCAATGGGATTATATAAGGGTGGTTTCTCATGCTACCAACCAAAGAATGAGCAAATCCATATATGACGTTGATGCCATATTCAGCGAAATAGATGACGCACAACGGGAAAATTACCGATGGGAAGTAAAGTCAGACGTTCTGGATATGATAAAGTCAGGAGCAACGACTCAGGAGATATACACGTATTTCTGCTCTGAAAATGGCAGCATAATGATGGGAAAATAGTTTTTTATTATAAACCTTTAAATTAATTAGTTATGAAATTAAAAGCATTAAAAAAAATACTTGACAAAATGAGCAAAGAGCAATTAAATAAAGATTTGGTTGTTGTTGCATGTGAAATGACCCAATCTGGAAACGGAGTTGCAAGGAAAGCAAAGGGAAGATTGCTTTATAGCGGAGAAGATGACCCTTGCGAGCTTCGCTCGTTTTCCGATTTGAAAGAAGAGTTCGGGAAAGAGGAGGCAGAAGAAATGGAGGTTGTGCTGAATAAGGGAGATTTTTATATTGAACTTCCGTAAAATAATTCATTTACCTATTGCACGGTAATTTATTTATTGTATATTAGCGTAAACCAATTAATTATTAAGTTATGAATGAAAGTAAAGCAATATAAGGCGATAAAAAGCCTTCTGAATTTGTTGAAATTATCAATCAGTTAGATAACGAACTTCTCAAAATGAGTGGTAACGCAGGTGTTATCTCTGATAAAGTAGTAAAGATTAGAGATTTTAGATTACCTACATGCGAGAAGGATGATAGTGACGAGCAACCAATTCCAACCGGAATAATTGGAGCGTTTATTTCAATTGTTCAGAAAATGGGTAGGCTTAATGCCAGTCTCAGTCAATCAGCAACTGGTCTTGAAAAACTTGTTGGATAATTCATGTAACCTATTGTGTAATCCGAAACATTTACTATATTAGTGCTTTAAGACAATAGTTTTAGTTTTGGTCGAAGTGTCACAGAATCGACTTCGGGGAAGATATTAAGATCAGACGGTGTTTACTACTATCGCCGTGGCCGAAAGGTAAGTAAGTGGTGACTTTCGCCCCGTTTCAAAGTAAAAAGGGATGCTTCGCTAAATTAGCTCAGTTGGTCAGAGTGTCTGTTTTGTACTCAGAAGGTCGTAGGTTCGATTCCTACATTTAGCTCAAACAAACCCCAGAAAGGGTCACTGAAAGTTTAGTTCAAAGTCTATATAGACAGACATTAAGAAGCTGTTAATGGGTGTTTTTACGGATTAGAATTGAATTTACGCCTTGATCAGGTGTATAGGTGACCCGATGATATTTAAGATGCTTCATTTTGTGTTAGTTTGATCCATTTGTGTAGTTTTAGATTAGTTTGAAACCTGTCAGCAATGGCAGGTTTTTTTATTGAAATAATTTGCTATATTTGCATTAGTCAAAGTTGGCAGAGCCGTATAATGCGGATTGAAAGGTTTAATGCTGATAAGTTGGAAAACAACACGTAGATAGCGTTGAAGGGTGGGTGCTGCGATCTAATACCTTTTGGCGACACAGGTTCGAATCCTGTACTTTGATTAGTTAAATGGTGATCGGGAATATATTGCGACCATGCTTCCTTTATAAGAATCGCTCCGATAATGTACATGAACAGCCATTTAATATTCAAAAGCCTACTCTGTAAAAGAGTAGGCTTTTTTCTTGACCAATAAACACTATTTAAAACTATGCGACTGCCTGTTGTGGCTGTTGTTGTGCATTGGGATCAATCTGACCCTGTTCTATCCCTTGCTGTTGTTGTTTTGCCTGTTCCTCTTCATCCTTACGTATCATATCAAGGAACGAACTTGCAAAGGGCAAAGTTGTCTGCTGGGCCCATTGTTTCAGAGTTATCTTATTCTGATCGACGAACTTAGTAAGAGTGTCCTCTATGATGGTACGATAAATTGGTGAATCCGAAGTTTGACCAATCGTTAGATCGAAGTCCATATCCATAACTTTGTCGGGGTCGTAAAGCTGAGCCGTTTCATTGTAAGACTTTCCGGCAATAGCCAACATTCGAGGCTCCTTATAATACTGCTGAATAGTTTTCAATAACTTCATATCCCTATCTGCACAAAATAACCCGGCGAATGTTTCCATCACGTCCTTTGAGTTCAATGAACTTTGGTTGATCTGAGCGTCATATAGCTTGCCGGACGTTCCGGACTGCGCTGTTTGCCCTTTCATTGCAGTGCTTACTCCTGATACCTCCTGATTCATTTGCAAATACATCTGAATCCATTCGAGGTTTCCAAGATTATTTGACGATCCCTTTAATTCAATCGGAGGTTTTGCATTTCCTCCAAGATCAAGACCAATCACGCCACCAATCTTTTTGTGTTGTTCCCCAACTTCTTCAAGTGATGTTCCTTTTAATGAATTGGTATCTACAATCAACGGGTTTTTGATCGAAGAAGAAGTAATCATATCCTGCAATACAAATATCCTGTTTACCTGTTTTTGCGTTGGTATCAAATCCGTTGCAATTCCGGTAATGCTACCATCCAAAAGCGGATATGCGACAGTAATAAACGGGTGCGATCCATGCTCGAAGGGTGTCTCGCCCTCTCTCAATACGTGACCGTACGGAGAATAGTAAGCGTAAAACATCTTCTGTACGTTCATTAACTCTCCTTCGAGTGGTAAAACTTCTTCTGCCGGAGTTCCTACCTTTGCATATTCCGATATTCTGTAATTATTTGCCTGATCGAGCTTCTTCTGATCCCAATCACAATAAAACTCGCGTCCGTCCATCCAGTCGTGAACCTTCATTTGTTTTACCAGGCGTTTCTCCCACGCTACAATAACCCGACATTTTGAAATATCAAACGGAACATAGAAATCTCTCAGGTATTGCCGATCTTCCATATCCATGGCATCTACATAATCCGAAAGGTTTGAACCGTAAATATCCCTCAGTTTCTTTTCGCGTTCAGGTGTGGAGCCAAAGTTTACAATCACTTCGTCAATGGTGTAATCTATCAACCGGCCAATGACCCGAATGTCACGCCCTTCAATATCCTCAATGTCATTATTAAAAAACATTGAATTTGGATTACGGTTAAATATCTGTGCCTCCTCCCGTTTCAGTTCCGGCACGTACCGCCAAACAATTTCCTGTATCGCCACGCCTGAAATAAGAAATTCTTCCAGTGCCCTTGCGTCAAGTTCTTTTGATTTATTGATCGACTGGAGATTGTATTGAAGCGCATTCGATAACATTTCAGACTCCTTACTTTTTTCCGGAGTACGGGCAACGACAACACTTTTAGAACTATTTCCCCTGTGTTGGCCGACCAAAGAACGGATCACCGGCTTAATAATGTTCTGCTTAATCGGAGGCGCACCCAGCGACATAATGTTGTGCTCTTCGCTCACCCACTCACCATCATCGTTAAGGGTTGATTCAAACCACTGATCCCCATTAAAAAACCTTGCGGCACGTTCGCGCTTGTCCCGGAAGTCGCGTAGCCCTTCCCAATACTGACGGTACATATCAAGTTTACGAAGTTCAAATGTTTCATCCGAAATAGGAGCCTCTTTTTTCTTCGGTTTGAGAAACTTCATTTTGGACATGGTTAGTCCTTTGCGGATTCCTGGGGCTGGTGCTTGTATCATTGCAAATAGGATTTAATATTTTTAATTTCTTCTTTTTCGATATTATTTAACCTTCCTTTAATTACCCTGTGCCTGATTTTCTTTCTTAAAATAGGGGTGATTAATTCCTTTTCCTTTGGTGTTCCTATTTTATAAATTTCAAATAACTCTGTTATAGAAAGGTTTTTAGAGTTTCTTTGTATTGGACTCAGCTTAGAATCATCCTTTATGTCGTGATACTCGTCAAGCGTTATATCCTTGTTGTGAAGTGATTCAACAAGCGAACTTTTATCTTTCGTTTTTGAATATTCGTTACGCAGTTCAAGTTTTAACTTTGAATGATCTGTTTGCTCTTTTGTTCTTCCCCCAATCGGAAGTTTCGCCCTAACCATGTCGCTGATTTTCTTTTCTGCGTCTGTCATATTAAGATCGTATGGAGCCGGAACAATACCGATAAAAGGAAGTATTTTATCCATCATGTTATCAGAAGTATTTTTTTGTGCGTTTCTGATTCCAAAAGGGACCATCTGTTGCCCTAAATATGAGAACACATCCTTTGTTTTATCAATTACAGCATCATCTTCATTCCATATTTTAGTGCCGTAGTAATCTTTATTCGACATCATCTGTGCTACAATGCCATTTACCGGGGATAGCTTATTTTTTAACGTGTTGGCTGCTCCTGATGGAAAGTCATTACCGTAATGATAAAGGTCTTTTACGTACGAAGGCATTGAAACCCTTGTGGCATCCCCATTTTTATCTATTCCTCCGTCTTTTGGAAAGAAATAATCCCTTGTTTCTTCTGGTGTTTTCCCTGTGCGTAAGAATTGGAATATCGCACTTGAAATAGCCGTTGTTGCCACAAGGCTGATCATATAAGCCAGCTTATGAGTGTTTTTAGCTGTCTTTCCTTGTGCTGCATTCCATATTACATTTACTGCCTCTTTTGGTGCGCCTCCTACCTCCCTGAATGTCCCCAGGTTCCAGCCAACGGAACGAACAGTCGCCATTGCAACATCCTTCGTTACGTGATTCCAGAAAAGATTGTCGTAAACAAGTTGCCCCATTCGGTTATCTACGGAATCCCAGGCTTTTTGCATTGCCGTTCTTCTTTCTTCTGGTGTAGAATTTGGATGAACCTTTAAATCATACCTGACCATATCCATAAATACGCCAAGTTTTTGACGCGGAACGATGTATTGAAGTATGGGTTTCGATGTGAGTTCGATTATCTGCATTGGAACTTCAAGTGCTGCGGCCATGTAGCGGTTATTTCGCACGTTCTCGCGTATCTTATCCATCCATCCCTCTCTGTAGAAATCGTCCATTTTTGCCCTTCCCCCAGCTTGCTCCATGAACTCCGCCATCAGCTTCATATCCGGGCTGTTTGAATCTCCAAACCATTTTTCCATAAATTCAAACCCGTGTGTCCCCATCCATGCGTGACGCAACTTACTTCCCTGGATTATATTTGTAACAGGTGCAATAGGGGTTAATAGAAAATGCTTTAATGCCTCGCCTACATTCCCGTGATATAAGTACTCCCATCCTAATGCCTGTTTAGATATCGCAGCATCCATTGAGGTGAATCCCAAGTGAAAGGCAGATAATCCCAATTGTAACTGAGTGATGGCGTTTCCCAGTCCCCGGTAAAGGTCATAAACCATATTTCCCCTCAGTCCTTTCGACAGGAAGTTGTTAATGATCCTGGCTGCGTTTTCTTCTGCATAGTGATGACCGAGCAGTTCAAACATGTGGGAATCCTCATTGACCTTCATGACCGTTCCTACCTTATCATCAATCGCCACGAAACCATCAGGCATTGGCTGTCCCATCCTGGCAAATTTGATATATCCAAGATGTTTCAACTCGTTTATGGTTGTATGCGCCATTGTGTAACGCTCCATTTCCCTGATCTTCATCAGCGTGAGCTTAACGGGGTTCCACGATATTGGTGTTAATTCTCTTTCGATCCCATCTTTAAAAAATTCAATTGTTCTTTGTTTCAGGAAGCTTTTTGATCCTTCAAGTGGCCTGCGCCCAACTCCCGTGAGTAGAGAACTGGCTTTTTTTGAATCCTCCCAATAGTGAGGGAAGTAGTTTTCAATAAAGTTTTCAAGTTTTCCGGTACCTAATTTTTGTACGTTTCCCCTTGCATCGTTAAGAGCCTTGCGTAAAGCGTCAGAATAGCCTTGTAACTCCGGCGTAGACTGAGGCAAATCATGCTCCATATTGTCAATAAAGGTGGTATTTTCTTCATTTGACATTTTATTGAACCGCTTCTCTGCCTGTCTCAACCTGGCTGATGCCCGGTCAAGATTGCGCTGCATGGTCCCAAGATTGGATCGTAACGACTCAGACGCATCCTTAGACCCTGTATTTTTTGTAGTCGGAGAAAGTGTTGTTGACAAAGCATCCGAGAAATTACTCACTGTTTCAGTCACCTCGGTTACTCCTGGGATATATTTCTTTTTGTCTAATATCTTGTCTTTCGCATCTTTCAGAACGTCCAATAATGGTTGATTACGGGAAACGGAATAGTTAATGTTATTGTCGGTAGGGGAGAATGAACCGTTGTTCCCGGTTGCGGATTTAACCTGATTAGAATCGAAAATTATAAATGATTTTCCTTTACCCTCAAATGAATTATCGTATTTTACTCCGTCGTAACCAAGATCGGACAATTCAGTTTTAATGTAATTTGTGTCCATATTCCATCCGATTGATTTAGCCTCGTCATTACTTAGGCTTCCTGACTTATGAAGAACTCTTTCCAATTCAAAATTATCCTCCCAGTCTCTTGTATCGCTGATTGAATATATAGGATTTTCAATTTTCAAATAAACTTCATACATAAACGGACTTGGCGTTTTTATACTCTTTATCATCGAGAACTTATTGGCTCTTTTTTCTGCCTGTTCGAGCGTTCCGAAATGGGAGCCAAATTCGCCCCTGTCGAATACGCTAAAAGGAATTTCGTCATCTTCCTTTGTTGTCCCATGATAAACCACCAACGGCCTACCCTCTGCATCAATTACCTTTGAATCTCCGAACCATTTCCAAAAGTTTTCTATTCCTTTACGTGTAGTGTGAATTGATTGACCTTTAGAGTTGGTAGTTGGTCTGTCTACTCCGTCAATTGAGATAGTGGCAGGAATGGTTTTGTTTGTGGTGTTCTGTTTCTTCCCTTCTGAAAGAATGTCCTCTATTGGTTTTCTGCTTCGTGATTCTGATCCCACTCCTTCAATGCCCGATGGTACAGTGCTGTCTGTTCCTTTGTCCAATGGATTGCCTGGCGTGACGTTTCGTGAAGATTGTCCTTCTGTTCCCGTGTCAGACTGCTCGCCTCTATTGTTTGAGACATTTCGATTATCAGAGTTAGGCAGATTGTCATTTACTTTTCCTCCGCTTTCATTTTGTCGTATGCTTCTGTTGCTGTCAGCTTCTCCGTTTTGACTAAATCTACTATCCTGTTGTGTTGTGCCTCTGTTATCGAAACCGACATTTGCATTTCGTCCGGTTCTCCCCAATTGTACCGAAGATGAATTTCTCTTTGCATACTGTATGTTTTTTAATGATGTGAACTTATTTACCAGCCCTAAGATATAAACTTTTGCCTCACTATTCAACTTGCTGTCGAAATTGCCATTAACGACCAAATGTTCTACTGCGTGAGCAAAATATTCCTGTGCCTGAACTCCGTGAGAATCCCGCAAATAATAATCTGGAATAACTCTTTCGATTTCTTCTTTACCTATTAGGTCGTAAACGTCACTAAACGTCTGTTCTCTAATATCAGGATCGGAGAAATCGGTATTTATTTGAATATGTAATTTTTCATGCAACCACTTTTTTATCGCTTCTTCTTTGGTTTTTACAGCATCTGAATTTATAAATATGTCGTTTTTTAGTTGGAATGCGTCAAATTCTGTATTCTGAACGCTATTTATATTCTTCTGTGTGCTGCCATTTTTACGAAGATAATCAACAATGTCAGCTTTACCCATTAAACGAATTGGAGATTGAATAGTTGCTGTGCTTTCAAGCTGATCAATGGTATTCTGCACTTCATTAGGCTGATTTATCGAATACGCCCGATCAATAGCATCCATCAAATAGATTTTCTGATCTTCGGCTACGTCCTGAGTCGCTGAAATAAGCTGAGCTTTGCGCTGTTCGGGGGTTTTATTTCTTCGCTGTTCGGCATTTCTTGCTTCTACTTCGCCCGCAATTCTATCGTATTCTGTTTTCCCACCAATTTCATATGAGCCTCCAGTGGCGAAATTTTCTATATGTTGAATATAGTGTTGAATCTCATGCAGTAATGTCTTTTCAATAGTGACAGACGAATACGCTCCCTCAAATTCATTTCTTAATGCAGGTATTTTTTTGGCAATGTAATAACCAAGGGCTGCGGCGTGCCTAAACGTATGTTCGAAATTTACACGTTTAGTATTGATTGTAATTTCCTCGGTTGAAGGAGAAAAATAAGCAAGATTTTCACCCTTGTAATCAATATTTATTGGCATTGATTCTAATTCTGGATACGCCTTAAATAATTTAGGAAATTGCAATATATTTTTTAGTTTAATCCAATCTCCGTCCTTTAATTTATTAAACCATTTTCTATTTATAGTCATATCCTCTCCCGGCTCAATCAAATCATACTTCCACCCATCTTTAAACAATTCCCATCCGGTAGCCAGATAAACGGTTTCTTTGTCCTTTCCTGCCTCTGTCATTGCTTTGGCAGTAGTTAGATTGTCGATTAACCCTTCAATGTTTTTGGCTCCACGTTCACCGATAAGGGAGAACATAGGTTCAGGAATGGATTTTTCATAAAACTTATCCGCAATACTTTTAGATGCGTCTATTCCTTCTCTGGTATTCTTTCTTTGCCATGCGTCCTGTGTAGGTGACCAATGGAACCCGCGAGATTTTAAAGCAGTTCTAACGTCACTGTTTGGCTTGGAATCAAACTTTAATTGAACCCGTTCTTCTGGGTGATTATTTTCAATGGTTAATCCTTTGTAATTACCAATCGTTTCAGTTTCTTTTGCGGCTACATCTTCTTTTGCCTGTACTGTTTCGACTAATTGCCATACTGAGTTATTCGCGGCAAAGATTGGCTTACTACCGTGTTTTTCTTGCATTTCCTTAACATACGCAAGTGTTCTTTTTACATCTTCTGCCTGTCCATTTGCAGCCATACGTTTGATAAATCCCGAAATAGAATTAACAAACAATGGTCTTGAACCTCCTTTGTATTCACCCTTGTCGATAGCGATAATGGAAGCTATTGAGCTATCAAGATGTGATTTAATACTATTCCACCTTTCGTCTTGTTTCTGCGCTTCGGGTGCCGATTCTTTAATGGCTTTAATTGCTGATTTTTCGGCTTTATCTGACCATTCAGTAAACTCAACACTTCGTTTATGCTCGGTGTCTAATTTCTTTTGATTGCTTGCTGTTGGGAAACGTGCCGGACCAGTGATCATACTACTCATTGTTCTGCCCTTCGCCGATAATACAGCACTCAAATGGCTTAAATAACCATCTTTGTATCGTGCGATTTGGTTCCACATGACAGCGATTTGCTCAGGTGACTTGGCAATAGCGGATAATTTAGCATGAAAACTATTCATATCATCAAAATACCCTTGCTGTTCGCTCTTGGCTCGTTTCTCAGGATCAAAGCTGATTGCCGAATAAGCATCTTTGGCACGTTGGTAATTTACATCATCAAGCGACCATGTAACCGGATTTCCCTGATTTACTCTTTCGGCTCTATTTCCTTTGGCAATCTCTGCGCTATCGTCGAGCACTTCCTGTAATGATTTTGGCTTCGATGGACTATCTGACTGTTCGATTACTGGTTTTACCCCGTCTTTTGAGGGTGTGGATGGATTATCTTGCTGTTTAAATAACTCCTGTGATTTCAGTATTGCATCAACCTTTTTCTTTTGACGGTTATTCCTTTGCTCTAAGTCATAGATTGAAGGGTTTTTAAATCCGTCTTTCTCGACTTGTTTTGATACCCATGCGTCAGTTATATTTTTAATGGTTTCTTCCGAAGGGATTTCAATAGTGCTGTATTTGTTTGTTCTTGAATCATATTTGTTATCCTGATCGTAAGTAACATTACCCATTTTAAACCTTTGGCTCGACATAATTTCGCCAGACTCATTGCTTCTTTTCTGAAAGCCGTTCCAATCTTCTTCAGGCTGTAATTCGACCTTTGGTTTTGGTTGTCCTTCGTAATGCTTTACCGCCTCTGCGTACTGCTTTCTTTGGGCTTTCAGTATTTCAAGTTGCATATTCTGTTTAGCCAGAGTCTTAACAGCAGTAACCAATGTAGGCAAACTTTTAGGTGAAGTCTTTTCAGTATATCCTAATACGTCCAAAACAGATTCGGAACTTACGGTTTTGATTTCTCCGTTTGGTAATTCAACTGTAAATTGGTGAACTATTCCACGTCCGGTTTCTGCGTTCTGTTCTTGCTGTGACCAATCAGAAATACGTTTTGGTACTAATCCTCCGTCACGTTTCGATAGTTCCTCAGACCATTCATACGCCCATTTGTAGGATATAAGTTTTGCCCCATTTGCACCAACTAAAGGCTTTTCAAAGTTTACAGTTTCGTAAGGTTTGAATCTGCTTGCGGATGAAATACTGCCGGATTCTTTCTTTTCCTCCACCTTCTTCTTCCCGTCAGCCAACACTTCCATTAATGGCTTCACCTCTCCAAACTGCATTTCCTGTTGGTTGTGCTTTTTGTTTACGGCTTCATCTTCAAATTTAGCTATCTGTTTTTCAAGGTCTTTTACCCTTTGTTCTGCTTGGTCAAAAGCATCTTTGGTTTTATTTACAAGTTCTTTGGCGTATTTATCGCTACCGAAATCAATAACATCACTTCCGGCTACATTACCACTAATATCAACCTGTCCTTTGCCTCCGTGTTCGGGTGCATTATTGAGTTTGTCTTTCAGTTTGTAGTACTTGGCTGATAACTTGTCACGCTCCTGCTTGGCTTGTTTTAATTCTGCTTTAAGATCGGGTGTTTTTGTTTCTGTCGGTTTTACCGATGGTACTTTCTTTACATTCGCCTTATCAAATACAACCAACTCCCCTTCGCCTTCGCCATTGAAGTAAATAGAATCGAATCCTTTATTATAAAGATCGTCGGTTACAAGCTGTGCAAGTTGAGTTGATTCTTGGTCGGTCAGATCGTCAATAGTTTTCCCTTCAAAGTTTTCTTTGAGTAGTTCCCTTTGAAGTTTGGCAAATGAATTACCGTTTTGATCAAATACCGCAGGATTGGAAATAGAGACGGTTACAGCTACTGCTTTGTTGGTAGGTGTCTCGTATCGGTTGGTTGATTCTGTTGAGAGATATACCCCTTTGGCTTGATTCTGTCCCATGTTAAGACCATCGACACGGGAAAGAGGTAATGATTGAATCTCGGAAACTATTTCTTTGGTTTGCTCTGCTGTTCTTTGGCTCGTCTGATTGCTGCCATGTTCCGGGCTGTTATTGTCAAGAACCTCTTTTGATCCGGTGTCATCTTTTCGTGCTTCATATTGTGCGAATAAATTATCAAGTTCTTTTACTTCTTCGGGTGTGAAATTGTTTTCTTCTGCAAGTTCATTAGCGTAATCGTCCGCATAATCTGAACCGCTATTCTCAAAAGCAATATCTTCATCCGTAATTGGAGTTTCTAAGATACCTAATTTTTCCATCTCCAACAACTGTTCGTCGGAATATTGTTGATTTTTTTCTTTGTGGCTCTTGATTAGGTCATTTGCCATCTGGATAGGCGAGGTATAGGAACGAATAACATCCTCCACAACTTCCCTTAAATCCTGATCGGTCATTCCTTCGTTATCCATTCCGTGATCTTCCCAAAGCGAATGAGCAATTTCGGAAATGCTTTGTCCATCCGTGGCTGTCCATGTAAAGCGTGACTTTCTTTCGGCTTCAACTGCTTTATCCTTGCTGTTGTTTTCAGCGTTTCCAAAGAGTTCTTGCAATGCGGATTTATTGATCTTGCTTCCGCTTATAAAGTGCTTTAAAACAATTGCGCGAACATCTGTTGGCGAAGTTTCAAGGTTATATGCCTCTACCTGAATTTTAGATAGCGGTCGTTTTACCTTTGGAGTATCTGATCCGCTATTTCCTTTCGCCTTTTCAATTCCGTTTTTAATTCCTGTATTACTGTCAGGAAGTCTTTGTTCTCCTGCTTTGCTATTGTCAGGACTAATTGCAGCACTGTTTCCTTGTTGTCCATCTTGTATAGGATTAGGTGTATCTTTATACTCTGCAAAAGGTTTGCGCTGTTTATATCCATCGTGTAACCACTCTTTGAATGGCTCAACATCAACTTCGGTAATGGCTGATAGTCCTTTCCAATCCTTATCGTAGTTTTCCGAATAGGCTTGTCTGGCTTCTTCTACAGAAGAATAACCAATCATCACCTTGCTTTCGTCGAACGCTCCGGTAGATGGGTTTACCTGGTCAATTACAAATACCTGTTTGCTGTCGGGATTACTACCAATAAAACAGTCAATATGATCCCCATCGTGCCCTTCGGTCTGTTTGAAATATCCGTAATGCGATTTCATTACATGTTCCCAGGCTTTACCATCCTTGTCTTTACCTTTGCGAACACTGCCAACGGGATTCTCAACAGAAATAGCCATGCCCTGAACGTCAATATGGGCCTTTTTATAGTTGCCAACTTCTTTCTGTGCCTCTGTTGGGTTTTCGTTTACTTCTTGATCTTCGATTTGTTGATCAATAGTTTTAAACAATTCCGGCTTAATCTTCTTCGCTTTATCAAATGCCTCCTGCAAGGTATTTCCGGTTGCCAGAATGCTGTTTTCCCTTGACTGATCAACTATCTTTACTTTGGCAGTGCCTTTGCTATCTTTATAATCTGCAGCTGCGTATTGTCCTGTATTGTGAAGTTCAGCAAGAATAGCCTTGTCTGCCTCGTCTAAAACAGGTGCAACCTCCACGGGTTTAGACGTAGGTTTAGACGGTTCAGTACTTAGGGCTTCCGCTTCTTTTCTGACATTTTCCCTTTGCTCTGGTGTTATTTTTGCCCTTAACCTTTCTACTACACCGTTTTTATTCTTTGATTCTGTTTCTGGCTTGTAAGAATCATAAACATCCTTCCATGTCTTAAATCCCATTCCAATCAAATCACTAATTCCTTTTCGTGCATTTGAATCAAGATCAATGGCACCGTACTTATAATTATCTGGACGTACACTTATTCCATCTAACGCATCAGAAAGACTATTATTCACGGAAACTGAACTGCCAAATAATCGCATCGACATAACTTTTGCCGCCTCTATCGGCTCTGTGCTTGCGGGATGCATTAATCCTTTGGTATCTGAAACGCCTTCTTTTTCTATTTCCGAAACAATGTTTTTATAATCAGACTCTAAAGGAACCCTAACAGAAATAACGCTTTTGCCTTTGGGTATTTCTGCTATAGACTCGGCCTCAGAAGTAGAGGCGTCCGGCGCACCCTGTCCGGCACTCGGACCCTCATTCTTCTGTAATGTTTTTGGTTTTAAATCAACCTGTGGGTTTACTTTCCCTTTTTCAACTCCTACCCATGCGCCCGTGTCAGGATTCTTAATACCTAAAACCTTTAAACTTCCGTCTGATTGCTCTTCGGTGTTGTAGTATTCTGATTCTTTGGCTGCTTTGATTGCTTCGGGGTTTCTGAATGTAACCTCGTCACCCTTGTTAAACCTGTCAATAGTCTGGAAAACTCCTGCATTTTTGGCACCATCGGCCATTGCGTCGAATATCTGTGTGATTTCATGCTTTGGATTTACGGGTTCCTGAATTGGTTCAGTTGCTAATGGTTGTTTAGAGTTGTCAACAACTTCAACAACCGGAGAAATGGGGGTATTTATAGGGTCCCCTATTTTTTCGCTCTCTGAAATTACAGGTGCCGGTACAAATTCCAACATCTTTGCATCATAAGCGGCCTTAACTTCCGGCTCAGCTTCGATATTTTCAGCATTTAGTTGCTGTAATTCTTCTACATTGTCTGCAATCAGGATATGATCCATTGCATCCTGTGGAGTAATCTTTTGTTTTCCAATTGTAAACTTCGCTTTTGGCTTGGGAAATGCCTTGTCGATCATCGCGGTTAGCTCAGGATCGTTATTAATCACCAATCCGGCAAGTTTGGCCTGGTTCTTTGTGAGAATAGCGTTTCGCACAACGGATTCAGCCATCCCTTTAGGTGTAGCGTTACCCTTATAGGTGTATGAAGGTTTTGTTTCTGCCTCTACCTGTGCCACAACGTCCGGTTGTGTTTCAATTGGTTCGGTAACAGGAACAATACTCACTTGATAAGTAAGCGGCATTGACAAATCAGGCTGTCCGTTTGCGTCAACTTGGGGATTAACTGTGTAATCAACGGTCATTTTACCGCCAGTCGTGCGCTCCACCTCTCCTTTTAATCCAAAATCCTTTTGTGTCTTGCCTTCTTCGGGTGCCATTCCTACGATCTGCTGCTCTGTCATAGGTTCGCTAACAGATATACTACCTGTCTGGTCCTTTGTTCCTGTTACCTGAGTCTTTCCAAATGTCCTTGTAACGATATTTGGATTGGCGTTAGGATCACTTTGTTTTGATTTCTCCCAGGTTGCAACATCCTCGTTGGGAACTTCAACATATCGTCCGTCCTGCGTTTCCCATACTTCATTTTTCGCTCCTTTGCCTCCATCGTCAGGAATACGGGTCAATGTTTCACCGTTATAGGTCATTTGGTTCTGTTCGGCCTGTACTTTTCCTGCCTCCTGTTGGTCAAATCCAGTCATTCCCTTATTGACAAAATCTTCAATATTGGTTTCCTGAATATCTCCGGTTACCTGGGCTTTAGTCAGCGACTCGTGGCCTCCTTCGCCGTCCTCGACGATATAAAACTGATTGCCTTCGCCTCCGTCAACCTCTTTTATGATGAACCAGTTTTTTGTGTCCTCTCCGCCTGGCGTGGTCTGCCCGATAACACGAAGCATACCGGAGTCTTTATCGGCATGAGTAGCGTGAAAGTCTCTCAGGTTTTGTTCTGCCTGCTGGCGTGGATCAAGAACGGGGGCAGGTTCGGCAGGTTGTGCTTCTCCTAATTTTTGTGAGTTAGGATTATACCCATCCTCAAATTGTTTGAATAATACTTTCGGATCGGTGGCGGTCCATTTAGGTGTTGTTTGTGACGTAGAGCGATTTCCGTTTCTGTCAACTAAGAGAGTATTTCCTTGCTGATCTTTGCCTAATCCAAATTGCTCATTGCCCTGACTGTCCACTGTTGAATAGATAAGTCCATCCTGATTAGTGACCTTGTTTAGGAAGTTGCTTATATTACCCAAATAAGCATCTCTTTCAATCGTAGGGCTTACTTCTCCTGACTTTTTAAAATGATTTATCGCTTCATTGAACTGAATAGTAGGTAATGTAAATGAATCTTTGATCTGCTGCTCGGTTACGTCGACAATCTTTCCGTCTGGTGTCATTCCCTGCTGTTTCCCATCTCTTGTGGGGATTATTTCAACCGGCTTCCCGTCTGCATCTCTTGTTAGCGTGACTGATCCCTGTGCGTTTCTTCGTTGTGTAGTGGCTGTAAATTGTGCATAGGTAGCAAATGGAGAAGTCATTAAACCGAACATTGCCCCTGATCCTGCTGCGCCTTTTATCGTGTCCCACCATTCAGTAGGAGACACATTACGCCCAATAAGGAACTGATCAACGGCTTTCTTTGATAGTTCCATTAATTCCATTGCAGCAACTCCATGCGCTGCGCCTTTTCCTGCCGTTGTTAAGAGTTGTTTTGCCAGTCCAGGTGATTTTTTAGCGAACGCTTCAAATATTTCTTTTCCCAATCCGGCTACCGCTTCGGGATTTGCGCCCAATGTTTCGCTGATCGCCTTTTTAAACAATCCTTTCGGCATCATCTTACCGATATACCCCGACATTGGTAGTGACATTGCAGCACCGTACAGGATTCCTGCACCTGTTCGTTCTGCTTCGTTGATTGGTTGTTTGGTGGCTGCTTTGTGTTCGTCGTACGCCTCTATTCCTGTTCCATAACCCATCTCTGCAAATGCAGTTGTGGTTGCTATTGCTAATTGCGGAGACTTGGCAAGTATCGACCCTGCTGCCATCGCTGCAAATGGAACCATCGAGCCAATAAACTCACCTGGTTTACCCGACATTTTATCTGCCGAAGCCTTGAATTTATGGAGTCCGGCAATATATCCCTCTGATTGTTTGTTGTCGTTATCAAGATATGACTGCCACGAAGGATTGTCTGAAACTTTTTTAAGCAAATTGTTGATTCCTATTACCTGATTTTCAACTGCAAGTCCTGTTTCTGCCAATGCCGTTTTTCCGGTTGAAACAAATGCTTTGCCTGCGTTTTTTGTGGCGTTGGATAGATAATCAAGTGGGTGTTCTGTGAATTTCGGTGCCGGAATAGCCGGTTTTGATGGTCCTTCACTAAAAAAGTCGGCTTCTCCTGGCAATAGTTCTCTTTCCGGTTGCGCGGTGGGCTGTTTTGCACCTGGTAACATCGCCACACCATCCAAACTATCCTGTCTTGCAGTTGCTTTCTCTGCATTGGGATCATTTGAAAACGCCACACGTGGAGTATCTTGAGATTCTTTTATACCGTATGTGTTTGCAATGCCTGAATAAACACTGTCGTTTAATCTTTTACTTTTTTCAGGATTTTCGTTATCGTAAAACCCTTTTACAATCTGTTTGTAATCGCCATTGCTTGACGATATGATATTATTTACAACATCATCATTTAATCTCTTTGCCTTTTCTGGGTTTTCAGCTTCGTATAAGCCTTTAACCATCTGTTTTAAACCTTCGTTCTCAATCATAACTTAAAAGTCAAATGGATTTTTCTTTGTTGCTGCTGCTTTCGGTGTTGCTCCTGTACGATACGGTCCGATATAATCTGGTACGGCACTTGCAGGCTGAGTAGTCGTTTTCTTTTCCTCTGCCTCAATGTTCATTTGCTCACGTATCAGATCGGTATCTTTAATCCTGGCATCAAGTTTCGTTACATAATTACCCGTTGGTTCTAAGTCTGCATCCAGTTCTGGAACTTTAGTGAACCATGTCGGGTACCTTTTAATCAACTCAGGATTCTGAAGCGCTTTGCCTTTTAGAAAGTCTGCATCTTCGGGTTTTAAAGTAACTGTTCCTGCATTATTTCTAATCGTGACGGGTCGTGTAAGTTTTTCATCTGCCGAAGTAGGTTTATTTAGTCTTAAGTAACCCAATTTCATATTATCTTTATGATTTTGCGCTGATACTGCCACTGCCTCTTTCCGGTTTAATTCACTGTTGTCATACCTTCGATTGTTCTCGTCCTTGTCCTGTTTACGCTGCAATCTCAATTCTGCCAGATTCTCTGCTGACAGTCTCATGGAGTCTTTTCGCCTTTCCTCACCAATCTGCATACCTAAATTCGCCCGTTCATTCTGGTATGATCTGAATTTATAAGAATCCTGATCAGCTTTTTCTTTATCCATCATAGCCTGATACTGCTGATAAAGCATTGGGGAAACTCTATCCGGCTGGCTTCTGCGAACATTTCCACCTAATCCCATTGCGAGAACGTCACCTAAAACGCCAATACCTCTACCAATTTGATTTATACGGCCCATCTTAACTAAACGATCTTCTTTGGCTTGATCGTGAACTGGCGCCGGCTCTCTGATAGAGTTAAAATCTCGCATGAGTTGTTCTGCCCGTGACAACGGTTGTTCTACGGGTGCTGGTGGCGCAAAGGTATTTTCCGTGATTGCGTCGTTGTTCTCCTTTGTAATTCTATCGTTTTTAGCCTGATCTGTTTCGTATGGCATGGCTTATATTTTGATCGTTATTAAGGGTTTGGAATATCGTCAGACCATTTCGCGTTCGCATTATTCTTAACCATGTCTCCTGCGAGGGCTTTACCTGCTTTAGCAGAACCAACCTTGCTCTTTATTCCACCAATCCCCATTGCTGCGGTACTTGCTAAGTCTCCGGCTGCATCCGACAGGTTCGCTGCGCTGTCTGCCTTCGCCTGGTTAACGCCCATTTGCATACCTGCGAGATTATTTAATCTACTCTTTGCACGTTCCTGGTATTCTGTTCCCATCCCTGCCAATCGGCTGATGGTAGCGTTATGATTCTTTGAAACATTGGATTGACTTGCTACAATAGCTTCATCGCTGGCCCCGGTGATTGCTCCACGTCCTGCAACGTTCTTTCTTTCGTCAACCAAGTTCTCATTGGCTACTTTAACTGCGTCCTTTGCTGCGGAAGTATCCAAAAATGATTTATTTGCATCGGTTTTAGCCTCTGCAATCTGTCCGTCAAGAATCTTTTGATTTGCTTTTGCCGCTTTTCCTGCTTTTATTGCGCCGAACACCTTTGCCCCGGCTGATATTCCGAGTCCTGCTACTGCTACCCAAGCCATAGTTGTGATTTTTTAGTATTGTTGAGCACTTTGTTTTCGTGCTTTTGTATGATTTTCTTTTCGATACAGTCAACGATCATTTGTTGTCCTGGCTCACTGAGTTCGTTTTCTTTTCCTGTAATTGATCTGTAAGCATGGTAAGTTGTCCAGATACAATCATCAATAACAGCAACAACCCGTCTCGTTCCTGCTTCTGTGATCCCGGTAAAGGGTGCCGAACGTTCAATCCAATCATTATTCCCTGAGCTTATAAGTACTTTTCCTTTGCTGATGGTGAACGGATGCTCTGTTTTGTGGATTTTTGAGGTGACCAATGCCCCGGCAGGAAGAAATATCTCCCGGATATACATTCCTTTTGCAAACATATGAGTAACGGGACATTCGACCGGAGAGAGGTTTGAAACAATGGCAGCTTCGAGTTGATCGATCCTCAAATCATTTGTTCGTATCGCTACATCAATCTTATTTGAGGATAATGCTGTCATTATAATAGTGTTTGTGTACGGTCAGGCGCAAGATTAACCCTTTGCCATTTGAATAACCTATTTTATTTATCGAAAAACAGATAAATTAAAACATTTATTACGTTCGCTCTAATCTACTTTTGGCTGATTAAGAACTAAATACAATGCGATCAGACAAGAAACCTGCGCCTAAGAGAGAAAGAACAGTGATTGACAATGTCCTGAGAAAAAAAATACTTGTAGGAAATGTAGATGAAGGACTCACGGCATTGCAGCTTGCTCATAAGTACAGGATGTGTTTCAATTCTGTTATGAAGATTTTGAAAGACGAAAAATACGTGTATGGGTTTTGGGAAAGGATTTCTCTTAATCCTCGCATTCCGGCGGCACATGTATCAAAAGCATCAGAAAAGGCAGAAGCTAAAAAGAGAAACGACCTTACACCATCAGACAGGATGAAAGAACTGTCAGTAGATGCTATCGAGATAGCGGAAATGATATGTAAACGCATGAAGGACCTACTTAGCGATCCCGATCAATCCATATCCCCGGCACAACTAACCTCATTTATGCAGTCCATTTCTGCCTATTCTATCAAAAAAGCTGATGGATCAGGCAAAGTAAAGGATGATGATAAACCGCTTTCATCTTCTGCCCAATTCACAATATTTAAAAATCAGATATCAAAATAAACGCCATGGCAACAAAAACTATCAGTTTCAAGGGAATAAACAGGGCTGTACCTCAATCAAAGGCTGGTGACGGGTATTGTCAGGAGATTATCAACATGCGATTCCGAAAAGGTTGTTGGAGACCGATACCCGGGAAGGTTGTCATTGGTTCGTCTTTATTTACGTACCTGGGAGCTTCGATTGAGTTTGACGCGATATATCTTCACGATATCGAAGGTGGAATAAACGCCGGTGATCCCAATTGGATTGGAGTAAAAGCCAATGGACTGTATTTGATCAATCCATTAACGCGAATATGCCTATTGTTAGAGGGCAACTTGAACATTGACATACCAATCAATGTGACGTTTTTAAAGCGTTTCTTACTTGTGGCTACCGGATCAGGACTATTTATGTACTTGTTTGCCAATGGAAGCTATTCGAAAGTTGAATCATTGCCAACGCCAGAGGTGGACCTACATAAGAACAACGTGTTTCTGGTTGACGATCCTATCAGTATGATGGCAACAGAAAAGGCGTCCGGAGTATTGGCTAATTATTACGCCGCATTAAATCTACAATCAGAAAGCGAAGGAAGGCTATACGGTTCAATTATGTATATGGCAGCATATCGGTTGTTTGACGGGTCTTATATCCTTCCGTCTGTGCCAAAATACTTTGAGGCAAGCAACGACGGAGTGATTGTTATGAGAAATATGGACGGGCCTGGCAACTACTCAACGTATTTCAAATTTACAGTGTCAGGCATTAAAGCCTCAATAGATGGCTCTAATCTCGATTCTTACTCAGCTACAAAGGATTTAATTGAGTCAATCTGCGTATTTGCAACACGAGTACAACCATCAAGTAAAATTGATGAATTAACTCTGACAGATACAATTATTAAATATCCTGCCGGTGACAGAACGCAGACCGTAAAGTATTTTAAAGATTTCTTTCCTGCAAATCCTGAATTTACAAAGATGCCGGAATCTGAAGGATGGTACAAAATACATGAATTCCGCTTTGATGAACTGATAAGTAGTGTTGGAAGGACATTTAAGGACGTTGACACAAAGGGATTCTATCAGGATTACGCAACAAGGGCAACACTGGAGGCTGATCAATTCTCTCACCATAAGATTGCAGCCAAAACACTCTATACCTACAACGACAGGCTCCATGCTGCTGGAATTAAAACATTATACGGAGACGCATACGTAAACTGGCCTAAATATTTGGATGATTACGGAATTGCCGGAGGTACAACAGGGAAAGCTGTCGCGTATCTCAAAACAGGACTTGGGGAAGTGTCGGTAATCAGCAATATTGATGTTCCGACTTATCGAAAAACAACAAATGTAGCTGAAACCGTATTGGCGGCAAACGTAGACGCAAGAGTTTCGTATCTTAACGCTAATCCCGTTGCGAATATGGTAATCGGATCGGTTTACTCACGTAAAAACAACACGCCAACAGGGTTTGCTGGAGTAACAACAGCTATCGGCTATCTTGAAGCATATAAACCAAATGTGGAATCGTACAGTGTAATCTACAAAGTTCTCACGGCAGACACAACAATCTATTATAATACCCCTGCATCAATTGGTTATAACGATGGAAGAGCGTACAGGATGATGCTAACGGCCAATATTTCAGGAATTGAAAAACGATTGATTGACACTCAATTAAAGAAAAACGCAGGAATGAACTTTGCGTATTTTGTTGCTGCTGACTACAAAGATAAATTTCAAATCGGGGACGTATTCACCTTTAACGCTGAACTTCCCATCATGATGCAAACCCCTTACGACAACAACCGCATCCAGGTGTCAGAGATTCAAAACCCTTTGGTATTTCCGGCTGCAAACAGCTATCAGGTTGGAACAGGCGATATCATTGCAATTGCAGCAGGGAGCGAACCGTTAAGCACCGGGCAATTCGGGCAATTTCCTTTGCAAGTATTCACAAGTAAAGGAATATTCGCAATGGAGATCGGAACGGGTGATGTTTTGTACACAAATATTCTTTCGGTTAACGGTGAAGTTGCTGACAATGCAAAGAACATCATTCCTTGCAGTAGCGGCGTGATATATTCGACAGAAAGGGGATTATTTGTTGTCAATGGACGTCAGGTAATTGAATTGTCTGAGATTGTCGAAGGATTACCGGAAAAAGCAATGAGCATAAACAAAACAGAGATCACAACCCTACTCACCGACTCGAAGTATACGTCCGGTTTAGCCGGTTCGCTTTCCGATATTGATTTTCTGGAATATCTCGACAGTTCTTCTATTGGTTTTGATCAGATCAATAAGGAACTAATTGTGTCAAACAAAACGAAAGGATACAGCTATATCTATTCTTTCGAAAACAAAATATGGTTCAAAGTTTCGCGATCATACAAACTATTAATCAATAACTGGCCCCGGTTAACTGGTATCTCAGGAACAACCATCTATGATTTATCGGCAGAAGCAACTACGGGAATGGTAGAAACGATGATAATTACCTGTGCTCAGTCGTTTGAACTGCCTGAGGTTTCAAAGAAAATAGAAAGAGTGATACTTCGGTCGAAGATTTCAACTGACGAAGGGTTGAAGTATGCCGGATTCTATATTTTCGCTTCTGACGATGTGGAAACATATCAAATCATCACCGGCAGACAAAGAACCGGAGAAGGTCTAAAAGATATGCTCAACCAGCGCAGCCCCGGATCATCTAAATTTTATGTATTCGTTGTGAATGGGAATATGTCTGTAGATTCAGAGATCAAAGAGATTGATTTGAGCTTTGTACCTAAGTGGAATGGGAAGCTGAGATAGTTTGTCTCCACGTGATGAACGAACCGCATTTTGATATTGATTATTAAGCACATAAAAAAGACCGGAGACAATCAAGTTCCGGTCTTTTTATTTACATGGGGATGCACAACTTATATCGCAGTGACTTAATTCCCGGTGTAATATCTTAATAGCCTCTGGACTTTCTCCCGGCTACTGCCTGCCTTGCCTGAAATCCCCTGAATTCCTTATCTTTTTTGTTCGCTGCTGAAACAACCGCATTGGTTGAGTCAATCCTGGCACGTTCTTGTGGCGGCATTCTCGTAATAGGACTCTTGATCCCGGAAGTTGAGTCATTCCTTGCCTGCTGCATGTTTGTCATTGTTTTAGGCGTAGCGAATGACGATCCTCTGCTGACAACAGGTATGGTCTTAACCGGAGTAGGGGTAGGACTAAACTTTGTAGTGTTGTTCTTTGATGTGGTTGGAGTTGTTCTCCCTGATGTAATTGGTACTTTTGGCATGATAATGATAAATATAAGAGTTAATAAATAGTATTTCATAGTGTCGTGTAATGCTTTCATTGCTATTTCATAATACGTTGTACTAATCTGACAGCGTGAGCGTTTGAGCTTTGCAAACGTTTCACAGCAACATTAAGACATTAAAGGCTTACGAAGCTGTAAAAGCAAAGATTTAAGTTCAATAACATACCCCTGATACCTTTCACGGTTCAGTTTTGCATCATCAAACATTGCAGTCATCAAATACCATTCAGACATTATATAATAGCGTATGCAGTTCTCAATCTTCTTGTCAACGTTGAGAAGAACATTAGCATCAAATGAAGCATTGTCCTTGATTGATCCACCGGACGCGATAACGGCAATGGCACCAACTCCTGATGGAAGTACTGATGTTTCAACAAATATAGGAGACGCAACGCCTTCTGTAATCTTAAACATCTTCGAGAATATATCAAACACCGCCTGTTCAGACATTTCCTTAACTACACCCTTCTCACTCTGGCTGATAGCAAAGTCATCCAACTGCGTCTCTCCTTTTGTGTCCTTAATAACATTCGCCCTCATGCTCGTGCGAAGAGACAACGAATTGAATATTTTATCGGACGAATAATAAAACTTGATTGTAGCCGGAATTGCCGGAGGACCTACGACTGCTGCGATTCTTTCAAATGACATAGCTTTGTATTTTTAAAATAGGTTGTATTTTCTTGCGACTGGTTTCGATCTCTGATTCAGGTACAATAAGATGCTGCTGTTCGCTCTGTTGTAATCATCCTCAAATGATTCAAAGTTGTGTCCTTTGTTCTTATTTATTCTGAATATCAGGTAATTGATTATTGAATCTTTGATCGATTCGTCAATAACAGGAATGTTGCTTTTTTTGAATGAAACAGGATCATTGATTCTAAATATTATGTCTGTTTCATTTGTTTCAAACGCTTCGAGTGGCGTTGTTCCGTCTGTATCGTACAGGTCTTTTGCATATCCTGACATCATAGAGACTATGAAACTGCTGGCAAGTCTCAAATAGCTTTTTAAAACGGCTGTATCGTCAAAGGTTATTGACGCATCATCTATGTGTAATTCTCCTTTTCCTTGCACCAAGGCAGTGGCTCGGTACATCGAAATAACCTGAGCATTATTCAGAAAATCAGCTAATTTGTAGGTGAAAACAATCATAGAATGAAATTAACGCACAATAATACATCTATGAAAATCCTTTTTCTGTTATATTTTATCGCTTATTGTTTAGAATCATTATTCATTACGTTTATTTTCACCCTTCATGGTATCAATCCCGAATATATGTAGTATATTTGCTACACAAAACAGAACGATCTGGATTGTTAAAATGAAGCAAAATGACAACCTTTAGATTACGGAATGAAATCATGTCAATTATTACGGTTGACACCCCAAGAAATTTGATATTTAGGAAACTAAGCATCCTACACGGCGGAGAATTTAAAATGAGTGAGATCACTAAAGAGCTTGAATTTATGGTATCAGATGGCGTTATTACCGCACATAACGGAGATAGCGATGAAGTAGAATACCCAACATCGTTTTACACCAAAATAATTTAACCATCACAACCCTGCGCTATCGGGATCGGGCAAATAACTATGAAAAAACCTTTAGAAATAGGCGATAAATTTACTCACATACATTTCGGTTTGCCTCAAATCGTAACAATAACGGAAATTAAAGACGGTGAATATTATTTGTCCAACGACGGACATAATGGAGGTAGTTGGTATTTCCCTGAGCAACTATATGAATTAAATAAAAGACATTTAAACCCTGAAAATTATTCACTATGAACACTTACCACAAATTCGAACCAAATGTATTTTTGGCAAAATGTACCGAATCACACGAAAAAGGTGAAGTCATTCCCGTTGAGACGAAATACGGAAAAGAAAACGATTCGATTGTTTTTAATCTGATTGCAGAGAAGGGCGGGTTTTTCTATTACTCAATCGTTCGGGAAGATGGCTTTAACTCTCAGGAGTGGGCGAAAAGAAGAGTTGAGAAACTTGAAATAGCATCCGCTAACGCCAATAAGAAAAGTAATGACTATTGGAAGGCCTCAAACAAAGACAGTGGTTTTTTAAGTCTTGGAGAGCCTATCAAGGTAGGACACCACAGCGAAGGCAGACACCGCAGGATTATCGAACAGGCCAACAACAACATGAGTAAATCTGTTGAGTATTCGGACAAAGCAGAAAGCTACGAAAGCCGTGTTGATTATTGGGCGCACAAAGCAAGCTCTATGAATTTATCAATGCCTGAGTGTGTTGAATATTATGAGTTCGAACTTGAAAAGGCAATTGCGAAACACGAAGGCTTGAAAGACGGAACAATCGAAAGAGGACATTCATTCTCTCTGACCTACGCAAAGAAGGACAGGAACGAAGCCGAAAGGAAGTTAAAAGTGGCTCAAAGGTTGTGGGCATGACAACTGAACAGCAGATAATAGCCTTCTTTGATCCTGAGCGCAGGAAGCTACACAACCTATCGGAGATTGAACGCATAGCAGGAATACCCCGTGATTCTCTACGGCATCCGGTTTACAATGTCAAATATAGGCACATGACAGACGAACAGATTGAAAAGCTACTGCCAGTACTTAAAAAGATTGGATTTAAACTTAAAAAATAACCTTAACCCTGCTTCGGTGGGGTTTTCTTTTGCTCTTTACTTGCCTTCCAGCTTTCCCCATCCGCAAAACCTGAATTTACAAAATCAATAATATCCCGGTTAAGTTTATCCACAACTGCCGGGTTCTGTTTTGCGTAGATGCTGGTTGTTGTTTTCTTGCTGTGTCCCAGCGATTGTGCAATATCTTCATCCGGGGCGTGAAGTTCTGCTTTGGCAATCGTGGCCCAGGTATGGCGAAAGTGGTAAATGGTCAGCCCGGGAACAATTCCCATTCGTTTCAATCCTTTATTAAGGCTGTGCGTCATGTCGTGTACTGTCGGGAATCTCTCAGACAAACATAGGAGCGATTTATCACCCTTTAATTCTGTAATCAGTGCCATTGCTTCCGGCTCCACCTTAATACTATATTTCCGGTGCGTCTTTGCTCGGACATAAATCAACCGTCCGTTTTTTGTAATCTCTTTGGCGTGGAATAGATCATCGTTGTTGATTCCTATCAGGTAGAAGCTGAGCATTGCAATCTTCTGAGACAGTAAAGTAGTCGGCCATTTGGTTTGGTAGTCCCTGACTGCCCTTAATTGTTCAATGGTGATGTTCCGGTGTTCTGTTTCTTCGTGTTCAATCTTAAATCTTCGGAAAGGGTAAATATTAATATCGATCACATCGTTGTCAATCGCATTATTAAACACGGCCCGGATATTACGCATGTTTATTGCAACGGCATTTATTTTTAAACCGTCTCTTTTCCCCTGGGGCCGGAGTAGCCAGCTCTCAAACCTTCTCAACCATCCTGCGTTAATTTCCTCAAAAGTAAGTCCGCGAGAATCGAATAGATTTATTTTATTGAGCGTTGCCTGGTAAATTTGTGCTGTGCGCTCGTTATCCTTCATCTTTTCTGAAATAAACCGGGCAAAGTAGGCCTTAAAATCATTTATCTCTGTCTTGGCGGTAAGCATCTCAATAATCCGGGCAATGGTTAACGGTTCAATATCGACGGTGATAAGTTTCTTTTCATACCCCAGGCAGATAGTTCTTAGCTCGATATTAATCGATGACGCATTTGGGTGCTCTGGCCGGACGCAATTACTAACCTTATCCCATTCATCCGGGTAAATATAAAACCTCGTGGCCACAAAACGGGTAAGGTGATGATGACTCACTCTTATCTTAATGTTGCACTTACCGCTTAAATTAACTGCGCTTAATTTTATGGATGGCTCTATTTTCATGTCTTGGCGTGCGTTTTGGCGAGCGTATTTGTGTTATATTTGGCCTTACAACCCCTAAACCTGCTTTAAATTGTTTTTGTAGTCAAAAAAAGAGGCTCTTAACTTTCGCTAAAAGCCTCATTATTAGCGGAGAGAGTGGGATTCGAACCCACGGAACGGTTGCCCGTTCACATGCTTTCCAGGCGTGTAACGTACCTCTATAACCCTGATCATTATCAATTTATTACACTTGTACTTTTACCTCTTGGCGAGCATACGGCGATAATTTTGTTTCTGTTTAACCTCATTATGGGGATCACACCTATTGGTTGTGCTCAAACATAATTAGTTTTTAGAAGCTAACTGCAACTCTGTGCAGACATTCACGGCGCATATAATCGCTACGATTAACGTAACATTTACAATGACCGGATTTACCTGTGTTTCCATGATATTTGTGTAATTTAGAATTGTTCTTAATAAATGGCTTTATTTGTTTTGATTTTGGTATTGCTCTCCGGTTATATAAATTTTACCAGAAGATTGATCTATATAAAAACTGTCATTAAGTGCGGAGTATTTAACTCTTGCAGAGAAGATAAAGAATGATCCTATTATTATTGCAGCACAAATAATCCATGCTGATTTAATTATACTTTTCCCAAGTTGATTTTCCATTATTTTAAATATTAACATTCAGGCTGTTAATAGGGGAAAAGTTTCGAAATACCCCCCCCCCATGTTATGATAAACAAACTACCTACAATTTTAAGTTTGTTTATCCATTTTTTAGGGGAAGTGCCTATTGTGTGTTTTACTTTCTCCATTACCACAATGCCGTAGCGGTCATACAATCCTTTGGCGTGACTCTTTATTCCTAACGCCCTACATTTTTTCGTTGCTTGCATTACTAACACTTGGTTCTTCATTTCCAATATTTCAATCTCCGACAACATGCATTCTATTATTGCGTCATTCTCAATATCGAGTAGTTCTTGATAATGACTGGTTCTTTCATACTTGGTTTGTAAACAGGGCATACAATTAGTTTTATTTTGAGTTTTTTAAACTTTTTTTTCTTTGAGGTTTTCAATCATGTAATCTAATACTGCATTTTCTTTCGTTAACCGAACATTTTCGGTTTTTAGCTCGTCGATCCGCTCTTGGAGCATGGCAATCTTTATTTCCCTGCCATCATCCTCCCTGGTGGTCTGCATTAGTGATGTGGAGACATCAGTTTTTATACTTTCCTTAATCATTTCGCCTGTTCCAGTTAATAGCCACTCAATGTTAAGCATTGGGTATTTTAAAGCTATGTCTTGCAGTTTGCTTTGCGATATAGACTTCTTCATCGAGCTGATATAGGCATTCGAAACCCCGATTGAATCACAAAATTCCGTAACACTAAGTCTCTCGTGCTTAATGTATTCTCTGATCCGTAGTTGTACTGTCATTGCGTTGTAGTTATTTAGAAGTAGTATAAATAGATGCAAAAATAAAACTTTAGTTTAAAAGGCTTTGTTTGAATAAAACTTTAGCTTACATTTGTGAAGTGTATTTAAAGAATATATTCACAAATATATAAATTTAATCACAATATCAAAGCATTAACGAATAATATTAAAGAAATGTTTCAAAAAAATGTAACCGTCTCAGCATTCCAGGAAGAAAAGCAAGCTAAAGACTTGCAAATCTATGAGAAACGCACACAGATGCGCTCTATTCCCGGATCAAAAAAAACCATGATCGACAAACTAATCATGGAAGAATTTAAAATCTACACCCTGGCAGGACTCGCAGGGATTTGTAAGAGGGTTGAGAAACGCCTCGCAGAAGCAAAAACTGCTTAATCCTCCCACCAATGGAAACAGTAACCCTAACCTTCGCTCAACTTTCCGCATACGGCGAAATGGTAGCCACTCGGACACTTGAAAAGATGAATCTGACAAAGATTTATATCACCTACGCTGAAATATCAAGACCAGCAAACAAAGGAGGGTATGGAGTTACACGGGCAAAGCAAGCCAGGGAGTCCAGTAGCATTCACTGGATATTGAAAGGATCGGACAATAAAGGTTGCTACTGCCTTAAATCAGAGTTCGAGATTTGGATCAATAGAATTGAAATTGAAGCCTACATTAAATAATTAAACCATGAACAAAATTAAGATTTTCAACAATTCGCAATTCGGAGATATTCGCACAGCGACAACCGAAACAGG